GCTTAAATATGACATCGACAATAACTGCGAAGATCCAGATCTATTATTATGCGACATTCCGAGAACTTGTGATTCAAACTACGTCTCGTATGGTTGTTTAGAAAAACTAAAGGATAGATTGCTATTCTCTGGAAAATATGAAGGTGGAGTGATTTTCTACGAAAAAGCACCTCATATTATTTGTTACAGCAATCAGTTACCTTGTGTTGAAAAGATGTCGCCAGATAGATGGGAAATAATTCACATTGGTGAAGAAGATAATAAAGAAGAAGATGAAATCATTAATTTATAATTGTTTTGGAACGTGGTTGCTACCGCACCCACTATTTGGAGGGACAAGTTTGCCCACCATATCGTAGAGAATATTCACTAACGTTCCTATTAACTCGCTGATCGCTCAGACATTTTTTATTTTTACAAAAAAGAAAGTAATTTAAGGTTTTTAATACCCTTCTATTGCAGAAGAGTTTTGAATACGCTTGGTTGATTGTGCAACGACCGGATCTGATTGTGTAGCAGAATTGTTCACAACAATAATTTGTTTTGTACCCGAAGACCCCGAATCGTATTCGATATGCGCCACAGTATCTTTTAGGATACAGAGCTTTCCGTCTGAGGTTCCTACGTCGCCAGATGCGTTTGCTTGATGCGAAACAACACCTTCAATTCTAATGCAAAAAGCGTAGGATTTATATTTCCGTTGGAAAGTAGAACCATGTGTATCTGTTTGACTTGTATCGTAAATGATATTCTTTATACCATGTGATACAGTGAATTGACCACCAGCAGGGAGTAATTTTTTAATACATTTAATTGTTTTATAATTTGATTTAAGCATCTCACTATCTGACAAGTACAACATAGGATTGTTTATACTAGGATTTCCTTGATCAGCTAATCCACTTGTAAAGTAAGTGATTGGATTCAGACTAGTATCTCCTTTTGATTCTAAAACATAGACTCTTGCCATGCAAGGCATAATTCTATTATTTCTCAAAAGGAGACTGGTATTTATAGATTTAAAATGTATCTTCCGTTGAAAAGCGTCGTCTGTCAAATCTACGTTCGTAAGAGCTCCGTTGATAAAGTAAGGCACCGAAGAAATAAACGTCTCCATAAGGGGTATCGTCATACCATCAATGTTTTGATGACTTGCTTGATTAGCCGAACATTCAGCTGTAAACGGCGTTCTGTTCTTAATAGTAAGGTACCCTGTGTTTGTTGCTAGGTTAAGTTTGATGTTTTTAACATCTCTTGAGATTTGCTTGACAGCTCGAGTATTCTTAACTGCTGCACGAGAAGGTTTTCCCTTTCGGAAACTTCTTCCTCCGTAAGGCTTGAGGCTCTTGGCCGCATACGCGAGGGCAGGTGCAGAGACATTTCGAGCAAACTTAGCCATAGTCTTAACTTGTTGAGCAGTTCTATAATGGCGTTGAGCAGAACGATAATAGGCATTCATTGATTGGGTTATGATATAATATACATATGAAAATACTAAGTAGTTTTTTCCGCGATAAAAACAAGAAGAAAAAATATATATAGTATTATAACATACATATAATTTTTAAATAATGCCAAATATAAATATTGACACAGTTGACACAGTTGAGTTAGGTAATACTAAACTAACTCATGGAGATAAAAAGAGTAGAGGATGGACTTTTACATTAAATAACTATTCGACACATGACACAGAGTGTATTATGGAATTTCTCAAGAAAAATGAAAAATTATACATAGTTGGGAAAGAAGTTGGTGAAAATGGAACACCACATCTTCAAGGCTATTTGTACTCTAAAAATGCGATCAGATGGTCTACTATGAAAAAGATAAATACAAAGTGGCACTTTGAAGCGGCTAAAGGTGATACAGCAAGTAATTACAATTACTGTAGTAAAGAAGGTGACTTCGAAACGAATATTGAGCCACCTAAAAAAAAGAAGTTGACTTATAAAGAAGCAAGAGAGCAAAAACGGATACGTATCTTAGAAAATGAATACGCACCGATAATTTGGAGAGATTGGCAAAAGAAATGCATTGAAATTTGCAATAGCCCTAAAGAAAATAGAAAAATATACTGGCTATATGAACGTCATGGAAACGTAGGTAAGTCGTTCGTGTGTAGGTACTTGTATTTAAAATACTCGTCTATATTGGCTTCAGGAAAAGGCAGTGATGTATTTAATCAAGCGCTTAAATATGACATCGACAATAACTGCGAAGATCCAGATCTATTATTATGCGACATTCCGAGAACTTGTGATTCAAACTACGTCTCGTATGGTTGTTTAGAAAAACTAAAGGATAGATTGCT